CCATGATAGCCTGATGGCAACAAAGCAACCCACAAACAAACAAAAGGGTGTTTGGTGCCAAAGTCTATTGACTCAAAATAAATGCTTCCTTCAGGGTGATCTTTAATGGGAATGGGATCGATTACGTGCAAATTTGGATCAAAGTTGTCATAAATCAAACCACTCTGAGCCGTAAATTCACCAAATAGCCTTGTTTTCTGTTGGGCTGCTGACAAATGGCTAACTGCTTGACGAAGCTTATCAGAAGGGACGTAGGGATTATCCAAACCTGAGATTCTACAAGTCGTTAAGCCTTCTATTGGATTGTCAACAAAAACATCAAACATCCAAGTAAGCCCCTTGATCGGCGTGGCCGTTATGCATGACGATCCGCTTTTATCAACCAATCGAAGCATACATTCCTCCCAAACGTCCTTTGGTGGTTCTTCATCCATCCAAACAAAATTAACAGCAGAGCCTTGAAATTTAGCCGCACCAGAATCAGCAGATAAGGATCTAATTTGGCCCCCAGATGGCAAGGTAACCATGGCCCGATCCTGGCTTTTCCATTTTCTTCTTATTGTGTTGTTTTGGGGCAAAAACTCATCTAATTTTGGTCGCACATATTCCAAAGCATCTGAATAGCTTAACGAAACCGCCCAACTAACGCCGGGTTCAGGCTGAATCATGTCTTTGGGGATTTGGTTTATATTCATCCAATCCTGTACCCATTGACAAGCGGATCCCGCTGCAAATGCAACCGCCAATTGAGCGCCTAAACTTGATTTTCCTGCTCTGTTGCCTCCAGATATTAAACAACAAGTTTTCCCCTCATGGATTTGTTTTATTGCCTGAATCTGGCTTGTTCTTGCTTCTGTAATGTCGCATTTTTCACACCGATAAATTCCAGGGCTAATCATCTTCATTGGACGACCACAGCCCCTGGATCTTGGTGACTTTTTTCCTAAACCATCCCACCTGTGACAATATGGCGACCACAACCGAGCAACCGAAAGAGGAAAACGAGAAGCACGGAGGATCAGTTTTTGGCGCGCTTTTAATCTTCGGATCTGGATAGCCTTCTCATCTATTTTTGTGTCATCCGTCGTCATCATCAACATCGATCAAGGACGGAGCACTCATATTAGCCAAAAGCTTATCTGCATGCGTTATCTCGGCTTTTATTTGCTCAATGGATAGCTCATTAGCTTCATGGCTCAATTCGTCGGGTTTTACTGGATCTTTGCTGTATCCCTGATGCCGTCTTTCAAGCATCCAAGCGCTGGCCTGCCATGAATTAGGTTTATCTGATCTGGCATGAGCAGATATTAAAGCTAAATGTTCAACAGCGTGACTGCTCGACGCCTTTAATATCTCCTCTCGGAACTCTTGATAGCGATCTTCACCTTGCTTTCCTCTTTTTAGCCATGCATAGAGCACGGATTCAGGCACTCCGGCATATCTGGCCGCTATTGTTCTGGTTGCCCCTATTCGAGTAGCTTCAATTAATTTTCGCCTAACTTCAGGGTCGTCAAATTTGGTCGGCCTTCCCATTTCCGCTCCAATAATTCACTCTTGCCCTTGCAATCTCACAATAGCGGTCATCCATTTCCAATCCGATAGCGTTGAAGCCCTGCAAGACAGCAGCGCAAATCGTCGTTCCAGAACCAGCAAACGGATCCAGAATAACCGATCCAGGTTGACCACCGACCAACCTACACAACCACTTCATTACTCCCAAGGGTTTAACGGTTGGGTGATTGTTTTTTACGCTTTCGGCGGTTCGGCCTGCTCCTGTTCTTGGAGATTCTAATCCTGCGGATCCTTCTTTTCTTTGTACCGCATCAGCGCCAGTAACAGATTCCAAGCTTTCACACCCTGCCTCTTTTTCTGCCCTGCTTGGCTTGGGGCATTGATAGACGTTTGCTGGGAATCTTCCTAAATCGCTTACATTGCTAAAATAGTCGTCAGAATGCCCATATTTACTGCCGTGCTTCTCTCCTTTTCTGCCACCGTATACCTGATCAACCTCGCCATTTGGACCTATCCATGCAGGATCGCCATAAGCAAAACGACAACCATCTATATTGATCGCTCCTGTACCTGTTGATAAGACCTGGCTGGCTATGTTTTTCTCACTGATTAATTTCCTTGCCAGAATAGCCGGCTCATAAGTGGGTTTTAAACCAGTCCCAAAACCCGACCACTTGATCGCGTCTTCTGTTGCTGGTTTGGTGATTGGAATTTTGATATTTTTTTGTTTAATCCCTGTTGCTTTTCCTGGCATTGTCCCATCATTATTTGCAGAAGTAACTCCATCTTTAAACCCTACAACCTCCCTCTCAACCCCAGCCATACGATCAATTTCAGCGCTTACAGAAAGCGATTTTGGGAATCCTTGAAATTGCGCCCACGCGATCATATCTCTGATCTCAAACCCTGCATCTTCCACAGCTACTGTCAAACGATGGATCGTCCGAGTACCACCAAAAGCGACTATGTGACCACCAGGTTTGAGCACCCTATAACAAGCCTTAGCCCACTCCACAGAAGGCACGGAGCAGTCCCAGCCCTTCCCCATAAACCCAATACCATAAGGAGGGTCACAAACTATCGCGTTGATGCTGTTTTCTTTCATGTTTTCGTTCATGTACTTTATGCAATCTGTATGTATAATCTGACCAGACACATCAATAATTTTCGGCTGGGGTTCTGCTATTTTGGGCTCTGGATCTGCTTGAAGTGGATCGTTTAAATCCTTAATTAAATCAGCCAATTCACTGTCATTAAATCCAAGCCCGCCAACATCGTGATTTTGTTCTTTTAGTTCCGATAGAATACTACTCAGCCTTTGATCGTCCCATTCTGCTATTTCGCCAATCTTGTTATCCGCAATTGCTAATAACTTAGAATCAACAGGATCTAAGGGCATGACCCTAACCGGAACTTTTTCCAGATTTAACGCCTTGGCTGCCAACCAGCGCGTATTTCCGGCAATAATCTGATTTTCTTTATTTGCTATGATCGGACTGGCAAAACCAAAGCGCTTGATTGAGTTTGCTACCTCACTTATTGCTGCTTCGTTTTTTCTTGGGTTCTCGTCCCATGGAACAAGATCATTGATCCCCATCCAAACAGCAGCAGAATCATCATTCATCAAGGTTTTTCCGAATAAAAATAAACAACCATCCCATGATATGCACTCATTTTTTTTGAGTAATGTCTGACTGTTTGATCTTTTGATTTATGGTGCGGTTTGATCTTTAACTCAGCAGGAAAATCAATTATTTTTCTGTATTTAATTGATCCATCTTGGTGGAGAAAAAGGATTTTTTCTTCTTGTCTTGCTTCCAAGCATAACCAATGCAGCATTTTTATCATTAAAAGGGGATCAGGCTTCATTTTGTTCCCTCAAATACCTGTTGAGCGCATGCCTTATAATGGCTCCCTTTGATACTCTATATTTTGCATGCAAGGCTTGTAGCTTGTGCATTTGGCTGGACTTAATTCTGACGGACATAATGATCGCCGGATCCTCTTGGTCTCTTCCATGGAATCCGCTTGGGAGTTCTTCTTCCATCAATATACTCTTAATGTCTTTCATTGTGTTATTCTATCCTCATTCTGTTTTATACTATGTTTCGATTAATGCGTCAATGATTGTTTTTTCTATTGGTTGCTGATTTATGATCGAAAAAAACCAAATAATTTGTAGTGCTACATATAAGTTTGGTAGTCGGTGGCCTGCTTTCCATTTGTAAACGCTTGATTCATGGCATTTGACTGCTTTTGCAACCTCATAAGCGGTTATTTTATTGGTCCTCATTTCATGATTCAACCAAATTGGAAAACGTTCTGCCATGCTATGATCACCTTTTTTGTGTGATCATAGCACATTTAAAATCAGTAGCTTCCCCATTTTGATTGTACATCTGAAGGCGTTAAATTTTCCCAACCAGTCGGTCTTTTTAAAACTTCAGAAGACGTTTTCCCACCAAAGAACACGCATAAATCATCAAGCTTGTTGATATGCAACGATTTCCTCACAGCAGTATTTTGTTTTTCTGATAGGACTCGCCCCTTTACAAGTTGATCCTTGATAGATTCAATGAAAGAATTTGGCCTAATTTTAAGCAGTTGCTCCAAGATTTCTATTTTTCGCTGATTGTCTTCTGTTGCTGGCTGGTCTTCTATGTGTGCGTTTTCTTTTACAAAATTCTGTATTGTGATCGGTTCTTTTGGTTGTTCTGGTTCTTGGTCTGCTCCGTTGCCATTAGAGGGAAGCTCATCTCTTGCGGTCATTCCAATCCCCAAATAAAACCGCAAGGCGCGCGCGGTTGCTCTTGTCTCAGCCATTCGAATAAATGCGCTCGCTACCATTTTACCGGTATTCTGTGGGGTAGCGTCCCCATGGGTCACAAATGTACCTCTTTCGCCAATAACGGTACATTGACACACCGCTGTTTGAGCTTGCATGTCTATGCTTATGATGTCGTTTGTGATTGACTTCAATCCGTTCTCATGGGCCAATTCCATCAAACCAGGAAACAAAACATACTTTTTGCCCTTCAAATTGCAGATATGGCCTCTTTTTTGCAGTTGTTCAATAATGCTCATTTTGTGTATCCCTTCATGTAATAATTGTACCGGTATCCGTTCTGTCTAAGAATTTGTTTTTGTTTTTGTGTGCGTGGTTTGACCACGATTATTTGCGTTTGATAAAGATCTAAAACAATGTGATTAATTTTTATAAAGTCATTTTTTGATCTTCTGGTGCTACATGGCAAATAAGAAAATCCCTTTTTTGGTCTTTGCTCAATCATGGGATGGCCCTGAAATAGCAGCGTAAATCATGTATATGATCTCTTTTGCTGTTTGCCTTGCTTGCTGGTCTCCGTTTTTCGCTTGTTCACAAATCTCAATAATGTGCTTGTGATCTTGATTGGTAGCGTCTAATAATAGCGCCAATAAATCTTCGTCTGTTATCATTTTGGTCTCTCTGTTGCTGTGTTGTATTGTGTTACACTAAACCTAATTAAAAAAGATCAAAACGGCAAATCGTCAAAGATCTTTTTTGTGTGTTCTGCCTCAATGGTTCTCCACTCATGCGGATTATCAAGAACGTGCAAAACATAGGCAAACAACTCTCCGTTTCCCTCATCAAATAAGCCCCCTGGCTTAAACGTGAGCACATCAACGCCGATCAAGGTATGCCAAACCTGTCTATGTTCTTTGCCACCCTGAAAGAGCCTTAAAAAGTCTTCTCTGTTCCAGTTGTTTGGATATGGCTTTGAATCGGTATAGGACTTTAGATCTTTAAGTGCTTCGTCATGCTTAAACATCGTAAATCCCTCTAGTTAAGTTTATTGAAAAAACAGTAAAGGCAAGAATTACGCCCATGATTTGATACTCTATTGGCATTATCGATCCCCTAAATTTGCAAGAAGAAGATTATCAAAATTTGCGTTTTCAATGTGCTCAAATATTTGATCTATTTCGTCAAAGTCTCCACAGTAAACACCATAATCTTGATCGTGTATTCTTACGGCTACTGTTGGATAGGTTCCATCAAATAAATCGCTTTTGCCTTGAATGTCATCATCTGACCATTTGTCAAATTCGAAAATAATTAGATCCCTTATTTCTGCTTCAGTGTATTTTTGTTGGTTGTTCATTGTGTTCTCCGTTTGTTTGTATTCCAGCAAAAACCAGAGGATTTACTGTGCCAGTATGAATTAGCAATTTTTCCATCGCCAAATATAAAACAGGGACCATAATGCTCACCAAGCATCGAATTAGCAATTCGATCAATTCGAGAATAATCAACATCAAGAGAAGTTAGGCCATTCGAAGATGATAGCCATTTTGGTATGATTATTCTGTTGGTTGGTTTTGTGTTGAAGGAATCCTTAAAATCAATGACATGATACATTATTTGGGAATAAGGGATCAGACTCTTAGACTCATTGAAAAAATTGAATAAGCCACACTTCATTGATATCTGTTTGTGGGATTTTACTTCTATCTGTACGACTGAATTCGAGATTTTTGATTTTAACATGGGTTTCTCCGTTGTTGTGTATTCACTATACCATTAGCGTGTTACACTACGCAAGAAAAAAAACTATATTTCTAAATTTGACCCGCCATTTTGTAGCCGTCTAAATTGTTCAGCAGTACGCAGTTCACTGATTTGGATCTCTATTCGTTCGATCTGGTTTTCTATTTTGTCGAGTTTATTCAGGATCGCTTTTGATTTCCGTTCAAGATCATTGATTAATCTATCTCTGTGGTTGTTGAGGTCGTCAATTACAACAGAATAACGGTCACGCAATTCGGTGATCTCTTCTTCTCGCTTGTCCCTTAGCATCCTCAATTCATCTTTGAAATCTTTCAAGAGAGCGTCTTGTTTTTTCTGGCTATGCAACGACTGAATAATCAGGTAAATCGCAAACAATCCGAGAGCAGAATAATCAAGCAATGAGGCAATTAAGGCATCCATGAAAACATTATATCCCAATTCGGCTGTTTTTTCGATTTACGGCTATTTTTGGTCGATTCCTACACCATCATAGCCAATAAGGCCTAAAAGTGGCTCCTGTGCGAAATCTATGGTGATTGGAGGGGGTTCTTCTACCTGATAAGATTCCTCATTTGTCATCCATCGCATCAATCCACCGATCCAATCGTTCCCTTGCCAGATATAAACCTCTTTGTTTTGGGTGGCTGTTCTTCTTTGCTGCCACATCCACATGTTGATTTCTTCCAAAACATCTCTGATAAAAGGCTCGGCATAATCTTGATCCCATCCAAGAAGGCGACGAAAACGACGAAGCACCAAAACAGGATCGCTTTTGCTGCTCCACTGTGTGACCTGATCATTTGCCCAATGCTCATGGATTGATCTCCAAAGAATCTCATTCGCCCTTTTCATTTTTATTCCATCATCATCATAATCAAAGTTTGCACCATGATGAATTACTAATTTATTAAACTTATTAATTACTAATTTATTATTAATAGGAATTGCCGAATCCGGACGGGTTGAATTGCCGGATCCTGCAATTCTGGAATTGCCAGATTCGGCAATTAAGAATTGTGAGTTTTCCACAGTAATACGGGAGTTATTCACAATTTGAGGGTAGTTATCCACAATTTGAGGGTAGTTATTCACAATTGGTTTTTTGGTCTTTTCTGGTTCTTTTAGATCGTCGTTTTCAAGAATCTGATAGGTGTTTGATCTGCAATGACCGCGTGCAACAACCAAGACAAAGCCCTTTTTTTGCAATGATGTTGTTGCCTTGTTTATGGAGCTAAAAGGCAAACCGCTTTTTGTGCTGATCTCATGATGTGATAGCGTTGAAAGTTGACGCCTGCTCTTTTTGCAATGCCAAGAATTGACCCGGATTGTCATTAAAGCCAGTATCTCTGTTTTATTCAGTTTAACCATTGCCCTAAGTTGGGCTTGTGTTGTTTTGGCATACAATTGAAAGTTTCTCATTGTGTTCTCCGTTGTTGTTTTCTGTTGGTGTGTTACACTTATGTCAGTAAACAGGGTGATGCAAATGACAAGGCTTATTTTTTTGGACACAGAGACAACCGGATTATTTTACAAAAATCACGAAATCATTGAATTTTGCGCAATTGTCAGAAATGAAAACGGAACAACCACCCACACGTTCAAAATCAAACCTGATCAAATCGACACTGCTAATCCTTATGCGCTTCAAATTAATGGGTATACACCCGAAAAATGGAAAGACGCGATCAGCCAAAAACAGGCTGCTAAATTAATATCCGATATAGTCAAGGATGGAATAGTAGTCGGCCATAATGTGGCTTTTGATTTAAAATTCATATATCAATTGATGGAAGACCAAGATCAAGATCATGAAATACCAACCGCTTCTATTTGCACACAAGAGATTTGCAGAACACTACAAGACGATCTTAAATGGTCTTCTGTCAGCATGGACAACATAAGGCGATCATTGGGCTGGAGCATGGAAGGAGCGCACACAGCAGAAAAAGACGTTCGTGATTTAATCAAGTTATACGATCATTTGAAAACTTTTATCGCCTCCCTTTAAATATGTTACATTTGAGGTGATCATTGTGATCTTTTTTCTGTTGTTCCTTGTGGGGTGGGGATTTACCTCACCCCATTTAAGGTTTTAAAATGGCATTCATTGACGCGACAACAACCGGATCAGTAGCAATAAACAATGATTTTGATGTCAGCAAAAAAATACCAATTGATTTAAGGTTTCCAGGCAGAACCACGCGATTTATTGGGAAAATCTCAATGATTACAGTGTTTTGCGAAAACCTTAGCGCTGTATCAAAACCAACACAATTAACAATTGCCCTTTTCAAAGATTCAACATGTGATCAAGCGTTGATAACTGATACAACTGCCTTGATAAGCTACGGCTTAACGACATCCACAAAGGGAAGCGCTATTTACAAGCTTGACGGAATAGGATCAATGTCTTCTGGTGATGATTGTTATTTGGTTTGCAAAACAAATCAAGGATCTTGCGATGTCTATGAATCATGCATCACTTGGGAGATTGTATAATGCCTGTCTCGCAGGTTTTCATTGATGCAGCAGCACTGCAAGAAATAGAAATCCCATTTGTTAACGTTGATTCTGTTGTTGTTGACCATACTTTCCCACACAGGCCAACTGTGATTGTTTGCGATTCCTCAGGAAACTTGATTCATGCTGACGTTAGCTATTCAAGATTACGAATAACTGTTACTTTTTGCAGTTCAATCTCAGGAAGTATATTTATCCGTTAATTTGAATACGAACTTTTAACAAATGGATACAAAATGAACAATTACAGCCCGATTTACACCTTTAAAGGTGATGCCCGAATGGACGCCGCGAGCACTGATAACAACGGCCTTGTTAGACGTGTTGATGTTGCTGGTTTGAGCAAAATTAATGCCATTCATTCAGGATCAACATCTTTTTTAGAAATAGACGGAAACGGTGAATTAAAGTTCACATCAACTAAATTAACTTCTGTAACTGTTGACAATAGCGCTGCAAGCATTTCAGCATGGATTACAGCAAACGCAACCGCCGCCGGTGGCATGGAACAAGGCGATGTGGTGATCCTGAGTGGTGCAACTGGCGGAGCACAAACTTGGATGTGTTCAACCAATGCAGCAGGATCAGCAGAAGCATCAGATTTTTCTAAAATTGAAGGGCCTTTAACGTCTGCATCTGTTGCCGCTACATTGTCTGGAGGGGCTGGAATAGCCGTAAATACAAACGGTGAAATTGGTCTTTCAGCTGCTGATACTTCAATGATTTCTGAAAACTCAGCAAATTTGTATTTTACGACCGCGCGCGGAGAAGCTGCAGCAAAATCAGCATTAAGCGCCAATAGTGGGATTACATTTAATTCATCAAATGGAGTGATTAGCCAAAATCTAAACACAAGCCAGATAGGCGAAGACAGTGCAAATCTTTTTTACACAAATGCTCGAGTTCATGGTGCCATAAGTGTGGAATCAGCAGGCGGATTGACTTATGATGGATCTGGTGAATTTTCGATCGATGATAGTTATTTTCGAAAAAAGATCGATAATCAAACATTGGTTGCAAACACATGGTTGAC